AGGGTACAGACGGAGGCTATCTTGTAATAGATTATAAAACAAGTAAAAGACCTTCTACAAAACGTGACCTTATAAAGGACCCACAAATGTTGCTATATGCTTACGCTATTTCAGTCTTATACACAGTCCCTATTTCGTCAATAACTTTAGGTCATTACTATCCACACCTAGACAAGTTTGTACACCTTAAATTTTCTGAGCCTCATGTGTTAATGTACATGAAGAAGCTGACACAGCAAATTTGGGAGATTAGGAAGAAAAAAAAGAATGATTTCTTTCCGCAAGTAAACCAGTTCTGTGACTGGTGCGGATATAAGGATATGTGCCCTAAACAAAACCCCACTACTCACTTAGCAGAGTATGCAGAGGCGTTAAAAAACAAGAAGCCAAGAAAGAAGTTTAAGGTTTAGGTTCCTTCTTCATAGCAAAGTACTTAGGGTCTTCATAAACTAGAGGATAATAATCCTCGATACTGACCAAGTCGAAGAAGTTTCTAACTTCCTTGATTGAATACTTATGTTTTTTAGTATATGCTGATACAAGGGTAGATAACTTAAGAGGTCTTTGTGTCTCTAAGGACTTTAAGACTTTTTCTTGAAATATTTCAATGAAGTGTGTTGAAAACCTGTATCTCCATGTTTCTTTAAACTTTAAAGATAGACAGTAATTTACTTGTTCCATGAATTCGCTAAGACGTATTGAATCATCCATAATTTATATTTTATATATAATATAGTAGAACCTCGACCGGTTCTGACCAACAAAATGACAAAAATTTTTAAAACCTCGTTTTTGGGTACAACCAAGAGGCTCCCCACTCAGAGCACAGTTAAAAAACTGCCGAGAAGGGTACCTCAAGGGTGTTTATTTACCTTCTATTATAGGTCGAGAACTGCTACTGATTACAACCCTTTCATTATTATGATTTCTCCGAAATGGACCGCTAAAAAAGGAGGCACTTATTTTACCGGAGTCAATCTTAATGATTTTCCTGTCGATATGAAGTCTGCAATCATCAAAGAATTCGGGAAGCGTCCTGTAGGTTCCGTTACATATCAGGAACTTAAATCCTTCTCAGCGGATGACCCCAGCTGTTGCGTAAGGACGTATAGTACAAGTAAGGTACGTGCCCTACATAAAGTAGAGGTTTAACATGCCCCCAGAAAACATAACCCCCGCAGAACAAGCAATTATAGATGAGCTAAGCAAACTCAACTCCAGAGGTGGAGGGAGGGAGGAGAAGCAGAAAGCGAACGAGTCTAAACGTGCTGCCCAGAAAAACTTCCAAGCCCTTAGAGATAACGGTCTAGCGTTAGTAGGTCTAACTGCGGGTATGTTCAGCCTTACAAGCATAATAGGTAACCAGCTAAAGATGAACTCAGACCTAGCTAAGGCTTTAGGTCAAACTGGTTCCGCCCTCAGAGGTGTTGAAAGTGCTACTAACCGTTTTATACGCGGTCAGCAAGGTACCGAGCAGATGATTAAGGTCTTTAGTGATGCGGTAGAAATGGGTATGACCAACTTCTCAGACAGAACCTTACAGTTCGGGTCTCAGTTAAAGGTCTTGGGTATTCAAAATAAGACCGCATTCAAGTTGATGAGAGCTAACACCCAAGGGTTAGGAGCATCAGAAAGCGCATCACTAAATTTAGCAAACGAATTGTTTAGTACTGCTGCCGCGAACAAAGACTCAATGTCTGGACTTATTGATGCCATCAACAGTATGAAGGATGCCATGATATCGACCACTGTAGAGCTTGGTCCAAAAGCCGCGATGAATGCACAGAAAATAGCAGCCATGATGGCTCAGGGCAACTCCGAATTACAGGACTCGTCCGCAAGGTTCGTTAAGTCCTTTCTAGCAGGAAGTGATGGTTATATGAAAGCCGCAAAACTTGGCGTTCAGTTTACCGGTCAGGAAAGTACAGCTGAAATGGCTCGCAAGTTCGAAACCATCCTCGGAAAGATACAAGGTCTCCAAGAAGGTAAGCAGGGAGCGGGTTCCCAGTTCTTCTTCGACGCTATGGAGAAATCCTTCGGTCTATCCAGAGATGATTTTAACCTTCAAACTCAGATAGGTACTAGTATTAATTCTTTGGCGCAAGGTAATATTCAACAGCTTTCACGACAATCTGCAGGTATAAATCTACAGCAGATTATTTGGGAGGCAACCGAACCTTTCCAAACTAGACTGCTTCAAGTCACAGAAGAGTTTGCAGTGACCATAAAAGGTATTCTTGATAAAGTGACGGAATTCAACACTACGTTAGGGCAAAACCTTGTCCCTATACTCAAGGGCATAGCCATCATTGGAGGGTTAGTGGGACTGCGCGGCTTATTATTTCCAATAAGGATGATGTGGGGGGCTGTAAAAGGCTTTAGTTCCGTGTTTGTGAAAATATTTAGAGCCCTAAACGGTTTAGGGACAAAACTTGCTACTGCTATGTTTGGTGTAAAGAACGCTGTAATGACTAAAGCCACAGCAAAGCTTAAAGTAGGAAGCGATGTCGCAGGCGCCGCGGCTAAGAGCGCTGTTAAAAAAGGTAGTGCTACGGTTGTCCACAAAGGACTCCTTAAAGGTCTTGTTAAAAAGATACCACTTATCGGTGCAGTTGCAGGCGCAGCCTTCGCGATTGATAGAGTTATTAAGGGTGACTTCGTAGGAGCAGGTATGGAATTAGCTTCTGGATTAGCCAGTATCGTTCCCGGATTCGGCACCACAGCCTCTGTAGGAATGGACGCCACGCTTCTAGCTAGAGACCTTAAGAAACAAAGTGATGACGGTGGCGGAGCGACCGAGGCATCGAGAGCACAAACCGCTGCTATCCAGGAGCTTATTGAGGTGTCCAAGGAAGGAAACGAACAGCGAGCGGAGCAGACAGAGAAGATGAATGGAGACCCGGTATACAAACCAATAACAGCAGGGGGAGGGCTCTAGATAAAGAAAATGGATTTCTTCTCAACCGACCAATCTAGAGGGGAGTTAAACTCTCAACTTGGAAGCACCGAAAGGTTCCAAATAAATCAAGCTATTGAAAAGCGTGGTGGTTTGCGTTTTAATTATGCTGCGTTACCCGGAGAAATAGGGAGAAAGGTGTGGGTTCCGTTTTTTGAGAACCCCCAAATCTCCGAATCCCGTAAGGCTAATTACGCAAGCAATAAAATATTCTTAAGGAATGAGCCTGTAAGACTTTACACCGGAAGTGAAGCTCGTAAATTCAAGATAGACATTCACTACAGCCTTATTCATATGGCTTACATGGTGGGAGGTCAAGACCTTAGTGAAATATTCCAATTAAACCCGGATGAAGAGCAAAGCGACATCAAAGCAATAGCTAATTACCTTGGCGACACCTTAATCACCGATACGGGAAGTACTAGAGAGGCTGTCACAAATAGCAAGTTAGTTCAGGAGGCATATGAAAGGTCTAACGTACAGGATGGTCCATGGGGTCCTAATCGGTGGTGGAAGAATCCAGAAGAACAGTCTTCTGCAGGTTCCGACTACTGGAACTTCGCCTTGTTATGGGTTCTAAGAACCACGACGGCGTGGGAAAACCATCATAAGATTCTTTATAATGTCATAAACCAAGTAAGGAGCGCTGTTATCGGTTCTCGGCAAATGCCAGTCAAAGGTCCCCCTATCGTAGAGTTAAAATGGGGTACCATGTATAACTACACCCCCTGCATTATAACCGACTATAAAATACAGCCCGTAGAAAACGCAGGGTATGATACTAAATCACTTACAGCGCAAAGACTTAAAATATCTTTGTCGTTAGAGGAAATGAGAAATATTAACGGAAATCAATGGGGAAACCCTGAGATTGGAGGAGATTTGCCAGGATGGGATTCTATTGCCGTTCTAGGAACTAGCGACCCGATTCCTCCAGGGACGCAACTAGACCCTCCCACAAAAAACTAATAATCATGGCATTAAACGGCGATAGACAAAATATTTTTCAAGGAACAGTTATTTCCCATAGAGGAAAGACTATAACAGATATAGGAATGTCCAAACAGTATAGAAGTTTTGTAACTTCATTACAAGCACCTGGGCGGTCCAAAGTTGCGGTGGTCCCCAATACAATGGAAGGTCGTCCCGATTTACTGGCTTATGCAGCATACGGTAACGAACGTTTATGGTGGGTTATTGTGGAGGCTAATAATGTTTACGATTATGAAGTAGACCTTAAGGCAGGAACTCAAATTATTATCCCACAGTTATAAAAATGGCAAACACAGCTGCGTACAATGCAAATGAGGTTGCGGCAGTTTACATGTCGTTAAACCGTAATGATATTTTGTCCACTGCTGAAGGCGGCTCTAAGTTGGGAGCGGATGATAGTTTAAAGAATGGGTTTTATGGGTTATCCGACCCTTTCAATTTAAGAGGGTTGCTTGAGTCGTTCGAGGTTGATTTTTCGCAATCTTCAGGCAAAGGCTCTTATAAAATAAGGATATTAAATCCAACTGCTGAATTAGAAACCACCTTGATAGGTTTTTACAGCGAAGTATTCCCCTCGAACAACTCAACTTTCACGAGTTTTAAATCTGCCTGGGAACAAGAGGTGCGGGATATTGGCATAAATGCAGTCGCAGGAGAGAGTAACCAAGAGTATACTGCAAACGACTCGCCCCCAATATTACCAACCATTTATTTAAGATTTGGTTATGGTACCGACGAACAATCTGGTCTCTCAAGGATTCATAAAGCTAAAGTTTTTGATATTAAATACATAGTATCTGATAAAGAGGATAAAGTAATAGAACTGCATGCAGTCGACTTATTCTCGTACTCCAAGCAGAATCCTTCGTTTAATAAAAGACCTTATATGGCGCGGACAGAGATATCTGACCTAGCCAAAGATGCAAATGGGAAAGAGCAACTTTCTTTAAGAAGACCCGCCGATATTTTAACTCAGTTATTTGCTGGGTACTTAAGTACTTACCCTGAATGTATTGCTGCAGTAGACCTCGGGTCTTACACAGACAGCATTAACAATTTAGTGTACTCAGTAGCATTAGGTTTAGCAAAGGCAGATGTTCTCGCAGCTAAAAACAAACTTTTGGCTGATGAGGGGTTGGAAGGCGAAGTGCCTGAAACAGTAGGTGCACAAAAACTTACGCCCGCACAAGTGAAATCCTTTGAGGATTTACTGGATAGACCTCTAATAACTCTTTTAGATATAAACAGGGAAGTTGATGGGAAGGTAACTCCCCAAATACTTTACCAAGCTTTTAAAATGGTATTCGAGCAGATAGGGCTGAAATGGGAGATGCGTAACACAAACTCCCCTGAACCTATAACAGGTCCCCTCAGTGAGAACCAAATCGATGCTTATAACACTAAAACTCAAAAAGATATTACTGACCAAAACCAAGCTGTTAATGTTGACGATTTAAAAATTAATATTCAATCCGAATGGCTGAGTTATCCAACCGAGGCTGAGTACACGAGAGTTATTAACAACACCATCTATGACAATCAAAAAAGGTTAAGTTTCTGGGCAATGGCTTATGAGGACGGTTATATAAGACTTCTTACTCTAGCAGAGAAAATAGCTCATCCTGAATGGAAAGTCTGGCTTAACGCTGGAATGGTTAACTACGAAAATTATAGAGTTGGAGGGTCCGTTGATAATAGCACCTCGTACAAATACTCTTTCCCCTACTTATCTCTTAATACAAAATTCAACGCAAGCGAAGTAGTAGAGGCGCAGGAAGCTCTTAGAACTCAAACGGGCAAACACTCCATCGCACCACGCCCAGTCTGCTTTCCCACCGTAACCGACGGTAATAATAATGGTTGGGAAGAGTTTTACCCGGAGCTTAGACCTCTCAGAGGTACGCAGGATAATGTTGTGCCTGTAGAGTACTACACCGGCAACATGCCTTTGGTAAACATTGCTACAGGGGCATTTATGAGAACTGGCGATACTCTTGGGGCTGGGGGAGGGCAGTTTAGAGTATACGCAGATTACACTCGTTATGAGCAGTACGGCACCGTCGACTGGGATAAACATCATGACCCACCCTTATTAAATCTAGAACCTACTATAGAAACCGCTCTCTGGGTACTTAAAAATATCCAAAGCTATGAAGATAACAAGCAAAAGAAGCAGCAAGCCATAGATGACCAAATCGCCAAGGAAAAAGCGGCAGCCGAGAAAAATTTAACTCCTGAAGAGGTAAAAGAGCGTAGAGCAGCTGAATTTGCAGACGAAATAGATAAGTACTCCAATGGGTATGTTATTATGGGCGACGACGGAGAACAACCTCACATCAGCGCACACCTAACAACCATTATAAATAATCTTAATAGGTTAATAGTTGGTAAAGGTTCGAAGATGCGGGTTGAACAGGTTCAAGTTAATTCCCTTTCTGTATCGGAAAGAGAAGCATTAACCTCTAAGTGTAGCCTTTTCGCAGGTGTAACGTGGGACGAAGTATGGGCAGACAATAACAATTGCATTCTTTTGCTAATGCCTGGTGCTGATATGACCGAACAGTACGGAGACCAAGTTATTAGACCGGTACTATCCTTCCCGCAGACGTACAGCGTTCAGACTGGACCTAAGTATATTTGGTTGGATTATGGAACTCCGGACTCTATTATCGCTGATTTAGATTTTACAGGGGATGCCCGTGTTTTGGTCAATTTAGCGCAGAGTAATTTCAGCGTAAGGCAGTGGAATGATATTACTCAATTTTGGGATGGAAACCAGACCCTCTCAGAGGACTTAGTTATCAATTCCATCTCAAAGATATTAGCTAACAAAATCGAAAATGGGGAGTACGGGGGAGGTACCGCAGAAGAGCAGGCGACACGAAAGAAGGAGTTAGAAGAGACGTTGAAGTTAGCGAACAATCAGTCGGAGTCTATGATTGACCAGGAATTGATAGATATCTTACCAACACTGCTAAACTCATTCCAAGTTGATTCCAAAAAAGGAGTGGACGAGTTATCGGAGATGAACATCCTTACCCCAAACGATGCCGCGCAAATAAGGAAACTGGCTAGTCTTATCTCTAATCCAAAGCACTTAGAGATGATATTTCCGTATGCTACTGTAGATGGGAAACAGAATACTGTTACCTCTGAAGTGCTTATGGTTTCGAATAACAATTTAGTAAAGGTGCCCGCTAAAAAAACCCGAGTACTACGCCGTCGAATTGATATGGACACAATTAGAAGTCGAATAAGCAAGAGGGAGCGAGAGTATAAAATGGTTGACGCAAACTATAACTACTCTGTAGCTATGCAACAAGAGTCTTTTAATATTAGTATTACAACTTTAGGGATTCCAGAGATAGATGACCCCGCGTCTGAATATTTAAGCAGACGAGTATGTTTTAAATTCTATGACCCTCGATTAGCCAACGGGAGTCTACACTGGTTAAGTGGGGTGTACCAAATAACATCCTTTAAACATCGTATTAATCCATCGCAAGGATTTCTCACCGAGCTAGAGCTGATTAAGCTTCCAAACATAAGCCTAGATAATATTATAGATACAAGATAATGCCAATTGAAAAAAGTGATATAGACGCCGCCGGAGGATTAGCAGAGTATGCTCGCCAAATGCTTGGGCGTATGGCTCCTTTTGGAGAGGAGACTCCCGTACAAGCGGAAGTTACTTCAGAGATTAGCCACGACAATAGCTTTTTCGCTTTAGGCACGGTGCGCCAGTCTTTGGACGAGCAAAGGGCGGGTAGAATTTTGGTCTCATCTCCCGCATTCCCTGAAGGACCTCAGACTTGCGATTATGTATCCCCGATTGCGGGAGCTGGTTACGGCTTTTTCGCAGTTCCTGGTATAGGGGCAACAGTCCTTATAGGAAAAACTGCGTTTTCTGACCCGCCAAGCCAAAACTTTTGGTTCGGGTGCTTATATGCAGCTGGACAACTAGACTCTCCAAACGCCAAACCTCAGCCGTACACCTTCGGCGATGTTACGCAAATGGTTAAAGAAGAGGTGATGGACAATGGAGAACCCATTCCTAAAAACCCTACCATATCTTACGGGGTTCCCAACGAGAATGATGTTTATAGAGATAACGACCTCCCAGACTCGTTCGTGTTGAAACACCCTAAAGGACACAGTATATCCCTCACAGATAAGAATACCTCAGAACGTCAGATTGACGAAATTAAATTAAAGACAGGAGGAAATAAGAGGCTTATTATGAGTGACGCGCCCGCGCCCGCGGGAGGTGAAAATATTACTCTTATAGACGAGAACAGTAATCAAGTAAAAATTACAAGCGTCGGGCGTGGTACAGTAGGCGATAACTCCATTATAACTAGTGTAGGTGGGGACGTGGAAGTTAGTACAGATAAAGGGGCTATGGAACATACTATAAGCAAGAATAGTATTGGAGATTTTTCCGTAGATAATTTAGGCGTAGGAGATATCAACCTTACCTCACATAACGGCACCATGGCGCTAGAAGCGGATAAAGAAATTAAGTTGGTGTGTGGTGGTTGCAGTATTACTATGACCAAGGACACGATGAGTATTGATGCTCCTACGATGACTATCAATGCCTCCAACGGAACATTAAGCTTCGGTTCAGGAAGCATCACTGTCGGAGGAACAACTCTCGACCCTGCCTCCGTCACTACAGGAACAGTTAACGCTACCGCAGTTACAGCTGCTGGCGCAATGACTACATCAACAATCTCTATCGGAGGCGCAGACCTTCCTAAAAACCACGTCCATGGCAATGGAAATGATGGTAGCAATACAACCGGTCCGGAGGCTCCATGACCATGATTACAGTCGTAGAACAAGAAATATATGGAAGCTCTCTTTGTTTTTGGGGGAACACCAGGGATGTCCCTGACAGGTATGCAGTCGAGGTGCTGAGCCTCAATACACTGAGCCAAACATTCGGACAGACGTATGAGTTAGATACGGTCTCGGGCAGCCAAATGGTTTACAGGAATAGACAACCTCAATCTAATGGTTCGTTTCCCCCTACCCCCAAAATTATCAATAAACTAACTATTGAACCACTGTGGAATCCTAGTAATGTAAATTTTAGTAGTATAAATGCCGCTAACTACTTCTTTTTTGGTGATGTAAAAATACAACCCTATATTGCCACACAACCCCTCAACAATCTAACTCAAAATTTCTTTGCTTTTTCTGCAACAAATGATGTCGAGTGGCAGCTGAATCAGTGGGGTGCGAGCGCTGGTCTTGAACAAGTTAACGACATACATTTTGATGATAAGTTTGTATTACAACCGTGGGAAGATTTAAAAATAAGACTGTTAGACGCGCAACTGTCTGGAACAGCACAAGAAAAATCGCAGGGAAACAATACGTGGGACTATCTACGTTACCGGATGTGGACAGAGGTATGGTATTCCCAACCCGTTGCCAAGATTCGCATTGAGATGGAAGAGTTTGTTCCTTCCTCTCAATATTATCACCGCGCAAGCCTTAATGATTTAGCGGAGAAGGGGGGAGAGCTAGACCCAGGTGTGGACTATCAGGATGTCACCCTCCTGGATTTTAGGACTTCGTCCCTCACGTTAACAGAACCCCCATTCAACACATCTTCCTTCGCGAACTTCTCCTTAGAAAACTTAGATTTCAGGGGAGCGTACCCGTGGGGCGGAACGGGAACATCTCGTTTCATGTATTCAATTATGTTGCATACCGAAGGAAACCCTCCTGCCACCAGATACATTAGAAAATATGTTAGGTTTGCTGGCGCTGCAGTATCCGACTTAGAAATAAATGGACTTTTAAATGATATAGGTCCTGTACAAATAGAAAAAGGGCAGTGGCTCACGGCTAGGGTTTACTCGCTTGCATCCTTGATACCCACCACTACAGGCGCCCTCGCCTACAGACAAATGCCTGCATTTTGGCTAAATGGGACAGTAACCTAAATACAATAGACGATGACGTTATTCACAGAAAAATCTCTCAACTTAATGCCTTCACAGGCTTTAACGGGGTTAAGTAATTCCTTGCTTGTAGATAAGGAAGCTAAACAAGTATTATTGGGAACCGCTAATAGTAAGATAGCTAAACTGTCTGGAACTTCAACCTTACGAAGCCCTGTAGCCGGAAGAATCCAAGTCACTAATGGAGGAGGTCCATCTGCCGCAGGACGACAAGAGTCCATGAGCGCTCCCGCTAAAGCTACCTCTAATGGAGCGTCTTTGTTAAATGATTCTGAGTTTAACCCAAACAACGCTCCTGTATATGTCCCAGGCACTGTCCCATCCGAGACATCCTCCCAGGACGTAGACGATATGTCCGCTGAGGTCAACTCATATTTTGCTACTACCGAAACGCCCGACAGCTCAATAACCTCCGCTAAGATTTCAACCTTGGAGATAACGGTATCGGAGCTACAGGTAGAGGTTAAGCAGTTAGACGATACCATAGCAGCTATATCCCTCATTCTTGAGAGGAGAGCTGCGGGCACACTGAAGAACCCTGTTTTAAATCTGTCAGCGCTAAACCTAGAAACCCTTCCGCCCGAAGCGCAGGAGAAATTGCAAAGCGCTATGGATAACAACGAGAAGTTCGTGCAAAAACAAATCATCGCCCCTTTTGTAAATAACCAAAGAGTATTGCAATCCTTGCAGGCGCAAGCATCTGGCACATTAGAGGGTTTGGACCCTGTATTCGATTTAGATTTTGGACCTCCTATCTCCACCAACCAAAGATTTGTACTTTCAAGGGACGGTCTGTATTATAATTCTCGGACAGCATCTGTCCCCTCAATAGTACCTAACCCTGTATCTTCTGATATGTGGAATCTTCAATACGATTCTAATCGTGGGGGACGAGGGCTCTCTTTTACCGAAGAGGACGGGGAAAGTACAGTAGGCACAATATTCGATTTAAATACGCCTTACGAAAAAGAAAATCCGAGAGTTGCGAACTTTATTTTATATGATGATGTACTTCAACAGTTTGAGGATGATAAAATGTCCCATATGTATGAGGTCTCCGGGTACATCAGCGAGATTTTAGCTAATGGGTATGGTCCTACAGACGCACTTGTTCAATCTTACACTGCGCAGTTGGGCGCCGTAGCTTCCGTATATGACGGAAAGATAAGGAAGAGAAAAAGACAGGTTACCATAGCTGCGATTTTCGGAAGAGACACCTTTTTAGTGACAGACAGAAATCACCCTTTAGGGGAAGGTTTGTTTTTTAGGTATGAACCCCCTCAAGGAAAAGCCTTTGAGTACATGCTGCAGTACAAACAATTACCTCAATCCCTTCAAAGCTCTACATTCTTCACTTTAGAAGGAGGGCAAACCGTACTTTTCAATACCCAGTCCAACAAGGTAGTTGATGCCCCCGACGACCCAAATATTTTAGGGAAAGTAGGTACTTGGAAGGAAATACCGAGAATCCCAATCAATGATTTCTCTTATTTAAAGCAATCTGATATTCCTCTTGCATCCCAGAAAAATGTAACCTTATTCTCTGAAGACCTGGATACTATTATCGCTCCGTACCAAGCGAAGTATGTGATAGCCCCCATGGGTCAACCTAGTAGGTCTATAGAGTCGTTAGCAGTAGACCCTATAGGTTTAGGGGATTGGACTCATAGACAAACTTCTGGAAGCTTGAGTGCGACGACACCTTTATATAAGTCTCTGACCGATGACATAGTCTCCGATAATTTAGTGGTTTGTTATAATTTCCTCGACCCAGAGGCGATGACACAACCTTCTGGCAACGTATATGCTTTGAATAATGCTGCTGAGGGTTCTAATCGCATGGATGGAAAGTTAGTTGGGTTTGACCCATCCCTCGTGTTCCCCTCAGGAGTAGGACAAGCCTACCTTAGAGGAACTATTTTCGATGAGCGAGCAGCCCACGGGGTCAATTGGGCGGACGTTAAAGGCTCTTACGTAAGAATGCCGAACTCTACTAAGGATTACAGCCTACTAAACCCAAATATACCTTACCGTGGAGCAGCGCCCCTCGACAACTTATTTTACAGTCAGAGCGGAATAACTTTAGATTTTTGGGCTTACGTACCTAATGTTCATAAAGATATGGATGATAACCATCGCTATAGATTAGCACTTGCTAACGAAAACAGTGGTCCTGTTGGTAGTAATTATGTAGCAGCCACTACTCAATCCCAGACAAGCCAGCCTGGAGGAGTAATCGCTGGAGGGACTGATTTTAGTAGGACTATAGGTATGTTGGTAGGTTGGAGAGATAAAGGTTCTCCTACAAACAGTACAAGAGGGGCATACTCCTTCACTTCAAGTGGGTTAGAATTCTGTATAGCACCTACCGTGGGTCAAAACCAGAAATACGAGACAAACCCTACTACGGGGTGGGGGCACAGCGTTTGCATTGCTGAAAAATGGACCGTATCCGCTGGTGTTGCGCCGACACCACAACAAACTACAGAGGTTGGAATGTTTGTCCCAAGCTCACTCCTAACAACGAGTGGTTATGGAATACAAGACGTAAGTTCCGGGTACCATCATATAAATATTTCTTTTGATTACAAGCGCGACAGAGTGAAATTCCATTTGGATGGTGAGCTACTTACAACCTCTTCT